CTTACACAAAATCTTCTGTATCAAGGGTTTAGAGCTGGTAAGTGGAACCCAGACATGATGCTGCTGCTTGCTGAGCCTGTAGCCTATATGTTCATGGCACTGGCTGAACGAGCAGAGATTGACTTCAGAATTGATGATGAGCCTGACGAGGATGAAGATAGTACTGATATCTCTAGCTTTAAAGAAGCTATAGCATCTAAGGCTCCAGAGTCCAAGAAAGTACCTCAAGGTGCTTTACCCAAAGAAATCGAGGATAAGATAGATGAGGCACCTACCTCTCTATTAGCCCCTCAGACGCAATCTGAGCCTGCTGGAGAGGTTTTAAATGACAATGAAGGGGTAGATATGCCCCCTGAAGAAGAGTCCCTTTTAGGATAAGATTATGGCAAGACCAGACATTACAGAACTAGGTGAGAGCTTACTCTCTGGTAAGATTGAGCGAGTACGTAAGCAGGAGAAACGTGCTAAGAAAGATCAGCGTAAGGCTCTGTTGATGGGGCTGGGTCTTCAGCTTGGGGCTGGAGTAGCTAAATCTTTTTTTGATGATAAGGTTAAGGATTGGGCTACTAATGAAAGTGTATTTGCGGCACGAGCTAAGCACAATACAGCCCTTATGTCAGCCGAGCGTACAGTAGCTAGACAAAAAGAGATTGATAAGTTTGAAGGTAACGGAGTAGATTACTTCTACACGACTAAGGTTCGTCCTCGTATCGAATCAATGGCTGACCAGTACTTCAGAGATCAGGGTATTGACAGACCTAGCGAAAAGCAATTAGAATCTTTTTACCACGGAGAAGGTTATAAGATTGCGGAGAAAATGTACGGCGCTCATGAGAAAGCTAGGGCTGCTATTCCTATGTTGGGTACGGCACAAGAACGAGATGCTTATTTAGCCAGTGTAGACAAACGACCTGATAGTATGTTTGAGATTATAGGCGCTAAAATCCGTGGTAAGTCTAAAGAAGATTATCAACGAGAGTACCTTAGGTCTCTTGAATTAAGCCCTTATGCTCAGAGTGCTAAGATTATTAATGAAGCTGAGAATGTCCTGCTGTCTACAGGTGATGACTTTGCCGCTGAGAACTATGTTAAGTACAAGGATAAGTTGGCTAAGGTAGAAACCAATGTGTTCAAGGTAACCGCAAGGGACGAGCAGCTTCCTAGTGACGAGAGGCCGTTCCGTTCTTTTAAAGTTACACGAGAAGCTTCAGATGGCACTAAGAAGACTGACTACGAGTTTCCTACAGAAGAAGATCGTAGACTCTTTGAGGCATATAAAGAATCTAAAACAGAGACTAAGCAAGAAACCTTTATCCACAAAGGCGTGGAGATGTACCGGGATGTAACAAAGACGGTAGATCCTACTGGTAATACGGTTATTGAATCTAGCGGGGCTAAGTTTGTGAACGAAGCCGACCAAGCTAAGTATGGTAGTCTCGCTGGCTTCTGGCCTGTGACAGAAACTGCTGAATCTCTTGAAGATATCAACGGTATTACCTTTAAGGTGACAACAACAATGGTATCTGATCAGGCTGGAGGATCTACTAAAACAATTAAAGTGGATAAGCCTGCTGACTTTCAGCGACTCCCTAAAGAAGACCTCGATGAGTTTCAGTCTAGGATTTCTCCCTACTTCGGTGAAGAAAACAAAGCTGCTTTAGAAGAATATACTGATACTCTTGACGATAAGATTCGGTTCGGAGGCGAAGATAACTCTGGGTTTCAGCTTGTGCTAGATGCTACAGCAAAGCGAACTCGTCAACTAGAGACAGAGTACCAAGTAGATCTTAGTCGTGTTACGGGCCAAGCGTTTGCTAATCGTGCTATTAAAGAGATAGATATCGGTACTTTTTGGGACAGTTGGGAAGGGGGTGATCCTAGCGCGCACCTTAAACCTGTCATTAACTCAGGTGTCGAAGTTATTGTTGCTATTGCAGAATCTAACGAAGCGGTGATTTCTAAGAAAGACTTCGAGGCTCTGATGGGGGCCGGACAGAAGCACTACGAAGAAATTAAATCCATGACTCCAGAGGAAGTGCAGAAGCTCGTGGGCCGACTCGACGCTGTTAAGGCTTCTGGAAATATGACATGGCTTAGGTACTTAGAAAAAGAAACGTATAATGCTAGCGCCCTCGCCGGGGAAGGTTCGTTCTATTCTTTCCTTAAAAAGTTTTCTCAAACGAGAGGCTAAATTTTGTCTGACCAAGATTATGAGTTTACCTCCGGGTTCAGCCTAGGGGAAGAAGACGATGCTCAGTTTGAGTCTGGATTTAAAACAGATGAGTATGAGTTTAAATCCGGCTTCTCTCTAAACGAAGAAGAAGAATTTAAATCTGGGTTTAGTATTGACGAAGCTGATTCTATAGAGCAAGCTCAGGTCGTTGCGCCCGAAGAAAAACCTCAGACAATAGGCGAGAAGCTCTCTAAGTGGGGAGAAGAAGCCTATGAGTTTTTGATCGAAGACCCTGAGCAGATGAGCATCACTGAGCTAGAATCTGATGAGAGGTTTATTGAACTATCAGAAAAAGCAGGCTTAGCTCTTGGGGGTATGAGTGCTATAGAAGCTTTTAGGGCAAGAGGCGCTAATACTACAGAAGCTATCCAGATGGCGATTGAATCAAAAGTCTGGTCGCCTGAAGAAGCACAAGCTTACTTCGAGCTTAAAGATATGTTTGATAACGCTGAGCTTGAGGGGTTTGCTGAGTGGAGAGATGCTATCTTTGAGTATACTTATCAGGGTATTACTGACCCGATATCACAAGTAGCTCTGTTAACTGCTGCGTTCACTGGCGGTACGAGTGTAACAACGCGTCAACTTATGATGCTTACTGCAAATAAGATTACACAAGAGCAGGTTAAAAGAAATATCGCCTTAAAGGGTGCTTCCTTCGGGGCTATTGAGGCCGGTGCTGGTTCCGGTGCGATTGACGCAGCCGAGCAGATCACTGATATTAATGTTGGTGCCAAAGAAGAGTTTGACTTTGAGCAGAACCTGATTACAACAGGTACTGGTACGGTCTTAGGCGGCACGTTGGGATGGGCTGGTGGTAGGTATCTCGATAGCCGCGCAGTCGATAAGTTCATGGAGACTGACGAGATTGTAGACGATGTGGTTGTAAAGTCTAGTGGTAAGTTTCAAGAAATAATGAACAGCCCTACGGTCTTTGAAGCTACACAAAAAGCTAGGTATGCTTTAGCTAAAACGTATGGTAAGCCTACGGGCGCTCTTGTAGAGTTATCCAAATACTCTCCCACTGCTAAGAAGCTGATGAATTCTCTGTCCTATGATATGGCTCGTCCGTTACGAGGAGAGCGTGAGGTAGCTGGTCGAACTATGGGCGAGGCTGTCAATGAAATCACTGGTCATTACGCAGTAAACTTTAAGAAAGCATTCGATACTCTTAAAGATCCGCTGACTAACAAGGTAGATGATTCAGTTAATAATCGCTTGATGTACTACCTCCGAGGCGGGGAGCTATCTTTTGATGGTCAATACCCTGATGACGCTATTAAAAAAGCAGGCGATCAGATTAGAGAAAACCTCGACCTTATGCACGGCCATGCTAAGGCACTGGATATCGACATAGGTTTTCACGAGAACTACGTGCCTCGTGTCTGGAACCGGAAGGTCATGCAAGAAAACAGAGAAGAGTTCCTTGATCTTCTGGTTGCGTCTGGGCAAGCAAAGCCAAAGATTGATCCTGAAACAAAGACGCTAGTTAATGCTAGACAAGTAGCTTCTAAAATATACCGTGATATGTTGGCTGTCTCTAATGAGGGGCAATCATTGGAGGCAGGAAGACCAGCGTTCTCTCCTTCAAGATCCCTTGAAGATATTAAAGACGATAATATGTTCTCTAAATTCCTTGACAATAATGTTGAGGAAGTTATGCTGGACTATATCTTTGATCATGGACATAAACTTGGTTTAGTAGAAACCTTAGGCGTTAAGAACGGCGCTCAGTTTAATGAGAAATGGTTGGATAATATTGCCCTAGAGCTGGAGGCTTCTGGAATTAGAGCAGAAGGCGCAGGCTTATCGGCGGGTGAGAGGAACCTACTTAACCAAACCTATCAGATTGCAGCCAACGAAGTACAAGGTATCTCGCCCACCTTCAAGCCGTGGGTAGATGGGGTAATGCTTGGATACCAGATGTCGTTGCTTCCTTTAGCAACGCTCTCGTCCCTGTCTGAGGTGGCCCTGTTAACCTTAAACGCCACACCTACTCAAGCGATTAAAGGTGTAGGGTCTTCTCTTAAAGTTGCAGGTAAAACAACAGCTTATGGTGCTGTAACTGGCTATAATAGTATGGTGGCTAAAGCTAATAAAAAGCTTGGTCTTGATATGCTAGAAACTCTGCAAGTCAAACACAATATGACTAAGCCAGAAATTTGGGATACGATGGCTAGGTTTAATATTGCTACTAGCCGAGCAGCACAGGACAGAGTAGAAGGCTTGACAGGCTATAAGATGTCGAGCAAGACAGCACGTAAGCTCCAGAACGGTTTCTTTAAAGTTACTGCCCTTACGGACTGGACGAAGTTCGTAGAGATGAGTGCTTATCACGCAGGACATGATATTGTACAGACGAACCTGAAGGAGCTTGCTAAGGACGCAGCACATGCAGGCGCTAAGCCGTACATGAGAGCAGCTAGAAGGACTCGATTGCTTAATGAGTTGGCTGACTTAGGTATCTCCCCCGAAGAAGGTATTGAGTGGGTTACTCGCGGTGCTCTTAAGGACGATGCGTACTTCAAGAGCATCGAGAGGGCGGCTGCACGTTATACGTCTGGTGTTATCCTGCACCCTAATAGAACGAATGTTCTTAAACCTAACGTGATGAACCACCCGTTTACTGGTCTGTTGTTCCAGTTAATGAGTTATCCCACGGCTTTCTCAAATGTGGTATTGAAGAAGATGGCTAGGAGTTTAGGAGGGGATGATGCTCTTGTCCAGAATGCTAGGACTTTGGGGACAGCAGGGGTCATGACCGCAGTTGCTACGATTGGTAACATGACTAGAAGCCAAGGAGAGTCTCTTAATAAAGACCCCGATGAAATCTTAGTAGACAGCGTGGTTAGGTGGGGTGGACACGGTATCATAGCTGACGTAGCTTTAAGATCTAAACAAGCTGGAGATAGGTACGGTATTGTGGGGCATGGTGTCGGGATGTTTGGTCCCTTACCTAGTCATATAGCTAGGTCTATTAGATATGGATCAGGCCCTATGGGTACTGCTGGGACAATGATTCCCGGCTATGCCGCTATGGACGCTATTGGTGGTAAGGGAACTCGGCAAGCGTATGATAAGTGGCTTAGAGAACTAGATAAAGATCTGGGGTTTGATGGTAAAATAGGCGGCGGTAAAAGTTCAAGAGGTGCTTTTGCTGAAGGCGGTGTAGTAGATTTTCCGGGCCTTCCTTCTGATCCTACTGAACGAAGAAACCCTTACACTGGAGAATCTTATAGCGATACAGCAGATAGGATAGGTTTTGTTCTTGGAGGCTTAGCATCTAAGGTATCTAAGACTATTGTCCCTCACTTGCGCCACCTATTTAGGCCAGATACTCCTGAAGTAGCTAACATGAGGGCGCTAGAAAGTCTAGCAGGAAACCCGCTGAAGACGGAAGACCTTGACAAACCTGTCGAGATCTCTTTCATGGTAAGCAATAAGTCTACGCCTAAGCATAGGCAGCAGCGTAAGGGTACGTATGATCGAGGTGACGTACATAGAATCATCCCGCTAGATTCCTTCGAGGGTGATGAGCTTATGAAGAAGTACGGCATAAGCGAAGACCAGAAACTGAACTTCTCTCATATGGTTGAGGTGGATAATGTTCAGATGGCTAAGGGCGAGAGTCCGATTAAGACGGACATTACGAAGGATGAGTATGACGATATAATCCTATACACTCGTGACGAGGTATTGAATACCTACAACGATGGATACAGGCCCTTGTATGCTGCTAAGAACTTAGGCCCCGAAGCTAAGGAGATGTGGCGTACTATAGACGATGCTGATGTTTACTACGATACAGCACCTCAAGGTAAGGCAGCACAAGAGAACTTAAAGGAATCTATGGCAGCGTCTGGGCCTCTTAATCCTGAGGTGTTCAAGATTCTTAGTTCAGGTAAAGACCTTAAGTATGCTAAGAAACTTACTCTGATTGATGAGAAGTCTGCTGAGTTCTTGAATGAACACATACGTCCAGTGCCTGACTCGATTGTGCGTAGGGTTAGAGAAACCCCTAAACGCTTACCTAAGATGTCTGACGTTAAGCAGATGGAAGGGGCTGAGTACTTTAACGATGTAGCTTTTGATTCTCTCTCTATTAAACATAAGTCCAGAGAGACTGTAGTGCTCATGTCTCCAGACGAATTCCTTGACATGGCTAGAAAACTAGGTGATGATACTGAGTTCGGAAAGAGTACTACAAAGCTTGTCGAGCACCTAGATGAAGGCGGTAAGTTCGATGATGTACCTTTCCTTAAGTTTGAGAATGACGGAGAAGGTACTGCTAAAGTCGTAGGTCACGAAGGTAGACACAGGATGAATGCTCTTAAGGCTAAGGGTGTTACTAAAGTTCCTGTTAGATTTATTTCTTCAGAACACGGATCAGGCCCCGGCATTAGGTGGTCTGAACAGGCCGACCCAGACTCATTTGACTATGTTAAGACTAGACCTACGAAGTTACTGTCTGAAGAAGGAGATAAATCTATAGCCTTTCCTGATGTATTTCCTACGCCAGAAGCTAACCCCTCTAAATTTATGCGTGGTTCTAAGCACAAAGAGAAAGTCTTTCGTGCAACTACTAACGATAAGCCTACTCGTGAGTTGGTTAACGCAGGTGAGAACCCAAGAGAGATTGGCATACACGTAGCAGATGATCCTGTACAGGCTGAAGCTATCCTCTATGGGGATGATGTTATACGCTATGTAGATAACACAACTGACAGGAACCTCTCTCCAGAAGCCAGAGAGCGTATGTTAGCCGAGACAGATCCTGAGAAGATGTTTGGGTCAGTAAAGAAAAGCGTGACACTAACTCCCGCAGAGTCAAAATATTTTGATGAGATTATTTCAAGTAAGCCTGATTACGAGGAACTACTAGAGGAAGTACCGTCATTTACTAAAGGAGATAATGGAGAACTCACTCTTAACTACAACGACCTAGAATCTTTTGATAAATATATTGAAGATACAGTACGGTGGCGAGACTCCAACTTAATACAGACTAAAATGCCCCCTTCGTTTTATAACTTTAAAATAGGTAAGAGGCTTTTTGAATCTGAATCTATACAAACGCGAGGAAGCGCACCTGCCCCTTCTATCTCAGACTACTACATCAGCATTAAGAACCCATTAATTGTAGATGTAGATATGCCTAGTGGCTGGGCTGCTCAGGATTTGATACCTGATATGTTAGGACGATCAGAGTACCGCAGTCGAATGTACCGCCCGATGGAAGCAGCAGAAGCTATTTACAAAAACATCAACTACTCTACTGTGTTTGATGCAGAAGATGATGAAGCCATTGATCTGATCCAAGACTATATCATCACCAAAATGCGGGACTCCGATACCTCAGGACTTGTCTCAGAGATGAAGAACTTTAATGTTAACATAGACGCAGTAGATGCTGTTATCGAAAGCTACAGAGTACGTGTTAACAAAGAGATGCACCCTCTTATGCAAGCCGTTGAGAAGCAGCTTAATAGACCGATATCTGATACTGAGTTGGCAAAGCTTAGTGAAATAGAAGTACCTAAAGAAGCTTATAGTGATTCTGTTAAGGACAAAACCCTGTATGAAGCGGCAGTCTATAAGGTTAACAGAGAACTACAGGATTGGTTTAAAGACTTTGGATTTGATTCTATCGAGTACAATAATACTATTGAGGCTGCGGGTGTAGGGTCATCAAGGAAGTCTTGGATATTGTTTAGTGGTAATCAACTCAAGTCCACCAGAGCAGAGTCCTTTGATATAACAGACCCTAGGGTATCTAAGGCTATGGGAGGCCTTGTAAGGCTCCGTAGTAAGTACTCAGAAGGTGGTAGAGTAGAAGAAGACCCTTCTATGTACCGACGAGATGGCGCTAAGAAATCTGCTCGTGGTTATTTAGGGCCTGTAGAAAATAAGGTGCAGGGTGGAACCATGACTGAGGTTTCTGTAGGAATAGAAATAGAAGGAGAAGAGATAGAAATCCCTACTATGGTTCCTACACTGACTCCTGAAGAAGTAGAGATCTTATCAAACATGCAGCTTGAAGGTAATGCTAAGAACATCCCAAGGTCAATCATCATTAAGGCTAAAGAACATGCCATGAAACGGATGAAAGAAGGTAAGAGTCCTTTCTATCAGGATGGTGAAGACAGGGAAGGTTATATGGCGGGTGGCATGGTAGAGATACCTAAGCCCCCTATGGTTGAAGAGTCAGGTGCTGCTGATATTGTTAATCCACCCCTTAATCAGTCTACTATGCAGGTTCCTGATGCCTTTGAAGGTTCAGGGTTAATCCTTAATGCCCTTAAGAGGAAGTATAGATGAACTTCACTCTTGGGCCGAGGAATTGGGTAGTCGAAGAAGTCTCCCAGAGTTGGTTCAGGAAGAATGTAGATGACTCTAAGGTTCATGGTTGGTGCTGTGAAGAGACAGCTACAATCTATTTGGTTAAACCTTTTAAGTCTGAGGAGTTCAAAGAGTTAACACTACGTCATGAGATCTTACATGCTATGCTATACTCATTAGGCATACGAGAACATGATGAGGTTTTAGTAGACGGCCTAGCTCATGCTTGGTTACAGTACGATAGGAGTGTAGTAGTAGATGACCAGTAGATACTTTACATCAGACGAGATGAAGTGTCAACACTGCGGGGCTGAGAATTGGGATCAAGAGTTCATGGAGTGGCTTGATGTAGTCCGTCATGCTTACGGCAAGCCTATGGTAGTAACGTCAGGTTATCGGTGTCCTGAGCATCCTATCGAGAAGAAGAAGTCTAAGCCCGGAGCACATAGTACTGGTCGGGCTGTAGACATTAAAGTAGGCGGGGCCGATGCTATTAAGCTTATTGAGATTGCATCGAGCATGGGATGTAAAAGGATAGGTGTTAATCAGAATGTGTTTGTTCATCTTGATCGAGATGATTCAAAGCCTTCTGCTCTTTGGACTTATTAACAAAGCGATCCCTGAATTCCTCAAAGCTCTTTAAACGATACCATTTATTTTTACCGTTAACTCTCCACTTCTTAGATAGCAGAGTCACTATCCATTTATTGTCTATAATGACCCCGGCTGGATGACCACAGACTCTATACTGATCTGGAGGAAAGACACTCAAAATTTCCTTTAACATAAGGAGATTTCTGTATCTTCTCCAAGGCCCGTCGCCAGACTGGTCTTTGTGCCATGTATCTAGTATATCTTGCTTATAAGCTATCTCAGCTTTTAGTAGTTCTTTTTCTGTAGGCATAGATAATACTCTATCGTATGTTTTCATGCTGATCTAACCGCCTCTATTTCTCTGTGAATCTCTTGTTCTACTTTATTCCCTACTCTACGTAGGGCATTAATAGCCGCATTAACAATCACCCAATCCTCGTCGCTTAGTATATCTACTAGTTTCTTAGCATCCGTGGTTGTTACTTCTGTACAGAGTTCTAACTGGCCCTTACCGTTATCGGAAAAGACCAGAGAGACTCCTGCTATTACTACAGCATCACTCATCTTCGATCTCTACTTCCTCCGCATATCCAAACAGCATATGAAAGCAAGCAAATGTGATTGCAATACCATCCCATATGAAGGCTCTACCACCTTCTACTACTAAGTCACCGTCTACTGAACAGATGTCCAGCCCCAAACAAAATCCATTCCTTAAACCAAATGCAAAGCTCATAGTTCATCTTTTCCATTTATTACTTTCTAATATTATATCACCCTTGTTTAGTCTGTAAACAAAGTGAACCTCACTCGATAGACCTCTTCCGGTTTCTATCCATAACTCCGAATCAAGGGTTATCTCTGGGTTCTCACTAATCCACTTTAATAAATCTCTTAGTGTCACAACTCGCAGACCCCGCTAACACACGCAAGTGTTTGCATACCCTCTGTGTTATCTTCTAGTTCTTCAAAGTCCCACTCAAAACCTTTGGGCATCTCTTTTACTAATCTCTTGTAAGTCTCGTTATCTACCTCCTCGTAAGGTGCTTGTTGATATACGTGGTCATCGTAAGGCAAGAAAGAGATACCAGAGATGCTATCAAAGTTATCCCATACCCACTGAGCCACAGCTAGGAAGTTATCATCTGTGTAGTAACAGGTCATGCTGGGCTTGTGTTCGCACCAGTTGTCCTGATAAATCTTCCACAGTTCTAGTTGCTCTAGTGCACCCATATCCTTAGTAGTCACTGCCCCCTTCGGAGCCTTGATCGGAAATCCGAATACAAGGTTGTTAGGGTTTGTAATGTCCCTCTCATAAGGGAATCCAGCTTCGACCATACGTATTGCAAGTGGGTCTTTATCATCGGCTCTAACGTTTCGTCTGTAAGCACTAGCAAAACGAGGATGGATACCGCTACTACTATCCACCAACTGGCTAACAGTGCCGCTAGGCTTAACGCAAGTAATAGCAGCAGAGGGGTTAATACCAAAATCTCTAGCATAATCACTATTGGTTTTAATAGCCACATCTTTTAGATCCCTTAGTAGTTTAGCAGTCACTTTCTTATCAGTACCATTAGTCAGTGTGCTGTCCATTATACCAGTTAACGACACACCAAGCAAGGCCTCTTCTTCTGTATTTCTTTTCCAGATGTTCCTAAGGTATCTGAAGTCTACTAGTGTAGCCTGTAACGTACCAAGCACAGTAGCAAGCCGCACCTTGTTAGCTAGCGTAGCCTCTGTGTCTTCTGCTCGTACTACTACCTCAGACAGATTACAGAACTGGTAAGGTCTTAGAATGATCTCAGAACAAGGATTAGTTCCAAAAGCAATATTATCGGTATCGCGCCTACCATTCCTAGCAGCAACATTAGTAGCAGCCACCCTAGAAAATATCCCACGCTCTCCTGACTTGCTTTCATAAAGACTTGTAATTTCTTTAAGATAAGTCTCATATGCTGGCTTCTCCGTATAGGCTGCACTGTTATTAGCCAAAGCCCTGTGTCCGTGTGTTAACCACCACTGCCCATTCTTGGCCCCTTGAAGTCGTTGGTCAGTGACGTTTGATAAGCTGATGAGGGCAGATCTTCTAACGCCTCCAACAACAACGATGTCTGCGATCTTACAGACGAGATCATGGCACTCAAGACTCGTAAGTTTTCGTCCTGTAGCTCCTCTAAAGAGTTCAACGGCGTAGTTAAAAAGGTCTGATAGCGGTTGTGGGCCTGATGCGCGGCCTCCAAAAGTCTTGAGTCGTGAACCCTTCGGTCTAATTCTTGTAAGATCACACCGAGGGATCTTACCCGCATAGAGCAGAGATATAAGCTCACGGAAAGCGGAGGCCCATCCAATTTTAGAGTCGGAAACAATGATAGTTGTGTCGGTTTCGTGGAGTTCATCCGCTACCTCTGGGAGTTTGTTAACGTAATCTCTTTCTACACTGAAGCCTACACCCGTACCGCACAGTAGAATATACATAAGCTCATCGAAACTTCTAGGGCTGTCGATAGGAAGATAAGAACAGTTAAATCCTGCTACGTTATCCCTGTCAAGTGCCTCTCCTGCTGTCATCATACACCGCATAGAAGGTGCAATCTCTAAGTTAATAATAGCATCGTACAGTTCTTTGTACAGAGTACTTCCTTGCTTCAGCAGCCCCTTCGTAACCCAGTAGTTCATGTAACGAGTAACAGTCTCGTCCCATGTCTCTCGTCTTTGTTTATCGTCAAGATATCTAGCGTACCTTGAGCGATGTATGTATGTTTGATACTGATCCATCTTATCTCCAATTATTACAAGGATCTGGTGGAATCTTAACACCAGCTTTAACATAAATCTCTTTGCCGAACTTACACCGTATAACAACCCCGCCCGAAGGTAAGGGCTTACTGTGGTGAGTAGCTAAGCATTCTGATAGGGGTATGTCTAGTCTCTCAACACAAGGAGTCTTTGACATACATCCGCTAACCAACAGTAGCAGTAGCAGTGTTATCCGCATACTCTTTCAACAGTCTAGCTGCTGCTCCTTTAGGTGGTCTGTTATCATTAAGCTTACCGATAGACTCTGCATCTCTTAACAGAGCTAGACAAGCCATTGCATGATCAAGGTGATGTACACCTGAATCATCTGCATAGTCCTCACCATCTACCCAAGCAGCTACATGGCGCTTAACTGCTGCGATATAAACCATACTAGATATGGTATGTTCTCTCCAGTTAAACGGGCCATACTTATCAGCACCATTCTTCATGGCTGCTGCAAGACAGATTATAGCAGACTCTGGCACTAAAGACAAGTCCAGCTTAGTAGCCCCTACAGAAGTCTTAGGGTTGTTGTCAGGATATCCTTTTGGTTCTTTATCCTTGACTTCTCCGTAGCGTCTGTAAGCCCTCGACCAGATGTCGTAGCTAACGGCATCCCCTACTGTTACAGTTCTAGTAGAACCTGTATCCTCAAAGAACCTATTAACTATGTCAGCGTGGAAAGGCCCTACTACTATATCCTCTGATGGTAAATTATTATTTACAGGCATAACGTGTTCCTCATTTCTTCCATTCCTCAGGTAAGCTATACTCACTATACCACCTGAAGCCATGCTTGTCAGCCCACTCTGCGTGACTATATTTAGTACCATCCTTACGTCTTCTTGCCCCCGGCATAGGTGCGTTAGGTTCAGCAAATAGAAACACTAACTCCTCGTCTTCTTTCAGGGCCTTCTTAATCCATACGTACTTGTTATGCTCTTGATAATCCCAGAAGCGTCCTTTAGCTTCGAGGTAAATCCTCTTACCATCTTCTATCCTCATGAAGTCTGTATGGTAAGTATGCTCTACAACATACGGTACTGGATCAGGGTCTGGCGTAGGGATGTGTACCCAATCATCATCTAGTACCTCTTGATCTAGATGTGCTTCAAAGTTACTATCGTAACCTCGTGGTACTCTCTTCTCCTTAGGCCTAGCCTTTCTGGGTTTACGCACTGATCAAGTCCTTGTATGTAACATTAAGGTTCTTCTTAAGAGCCTTCTGTACGTACTTGGGTGTCATAGCCTGTAGTCTTGTAGTACCATTAGCGCGGTAGTAAAGTTCTTCAGGAAGAAAGTCTTGATAGTTTGTAGTGTTAATCCTTTCTTGCTCTTCACCCTCTGGCACTAAAGTCCTTAGCCACTCTACGATGATCTCTTCTGATCGTCTGCGTAGCTTCTTTGCTCTAGTTCCTCTCAAAAGAATACACCCCCTATAGCCACCCCAGCACAGAAACAAACCATACCTACTGTAACAGCCAGCAGTGCTTCGGGTGTTATATCCTCAAGGAATTTATCTATCTTATCAATTAACTCTTTCAACTTTAGGCATCCTTTCAATGTGTGTAAAATATTTAATGCCGTTGTGGTATCTGAACATGATCAGTCCTTCACCATCATTGGCATCCTTACGGCACTCATGCTTATGGTTACAAAAAGTACATGACTTATTGATTACCATGTTGCCTGACTTGCCTTCAGGTACATCATTATAGCATAGATCAGGCGGTGTGTCAAGCTGTACTACTTCCTTGACTCTGTTGATCCTAATATTTATATTAGGTTTGTCTAGATCATCAGGTCTGAACAGACACAACTCACCATCTACTTTGTTAATAACAAGGAACCCACCCTCTTCTGTACCCTGCGAGGCTTCGTAACCAGCAAGCTGAGCAAGATAACCAAAGGGATCATCCTCTGCTAATGTACCTTCTTTAAACTTCTTGAACCCGAAAGGCGATGCAGTCTTTACATCAACTACTTCACCATCAATGACAGCATCCATGTGGCCTTTAATACCATCTACTTCTACTGTCTCTTGTTCTGCTTGGATCTCGTGACCAGATACCCTAACAAGAAACAAGACTAGCTGCTCTAGTATATGACCATACAGGAACTTAAGGTGTGCATAAGGTGGCATACGCTCTGGTTCTTTAGGTGACTTAGCATCAAACCAAAGAAGCCTGTCGGGTCTACCAACATTAGACATCCTTAATGATCCTGAATTGTCCTGAGGGACTGCCCAATGAAGGACAGCCTCTCGTATATCTTCTACTAGAGCATCTAACTCAGGCTCAATGTCAGGAGTAATATCTATACCATCACTAAGTTTATCCAGAACCTTATAGATATCTGGTACTAGTGTGTCTAGTTTAGATGGCATTAGTCAGCAACTCCTTACGTTCATCTTTATCAAGCAGGTTAGTACGGCCTCTGATCTTCTGATTCCCGCAGTCGTTACACTTGTAACGCTGGAACCTAGACAGGTTAGTATGGTAGTAACCATTCTTAACAAGCTCAGTACCGCCACACACAGGGCAAGACATCTGTAGGTTATCTTCATATACACCAACGTTAGGGTGATTGGTCATAAACGGCCTCAAGACTTTGTATACTTCCTCAAGAGGATACAGGTCTTGGATGTTATAGTCAAGCATTGCTTGCCAAGCATCCACCTTACCGTTCATACAGTCACGCCAGAGATTAAAGTCTGTCTTAATCTTACGCTCTGAGATACCAAGGTATGCAGCCAACTCGTCAAGCCTATTAGACGGGAAGTTAAAGTAACGCTTAGCTACTTTCAGCGTGTCAACGGTCTTCGCAGTTGATACATTAGGAAGACGATATTTCGCAAGCTGCTTACGCAACCATTTCATATCGAACCCATCACCATTATGTGCAATAGCAATGTCGGCTACGTTCAGGATATCTGATAGAGTCTTTACAATCTTACTGTCATCAGTAGGGTTACGCTTATAACCTTTGTGATTAGGCAGTGAATCAAAAAAGACTTCATCACTATCGAGCCACTTAGCAGCCCAGCAGAGCATGTGACTTTCTTGTATAACCTGTGATGGTGCGATGTTCTGATCCCATCGTCCCCATGTATAGGTTATACTTGGGGCTGTCTCTATATCGAACAGCAATATCTTAGCTGTCATTCATCATCTCCTTTATTAATTTAAAACGCTTCCGGTCTATCTTATCTCTAAACCTTTGCCTCTGTTTTTTATCCTTTATACCTCCAGCAAGACTGAATAAAAAACAATAGACCGTTAAAAGTTCTGTCTCCACTGGCTTCATTATAACACCTCCGTTATCTTTGCCTTTGGAAAGCACTCAAGGAATCCACCCTCAGTGCAGTTAATTACTTCAGCATCAAAGTCCCTAACGCTTGGTGCTGCTACGTTGAAGTGCTTTCTGAAGCTCTCGTATGGCGACTCGATATTGATATCCGAGGGGTGGTCGCCAAAGTAGTGACGCTGTTGCCCTGCGGCTGTACCCATATCGAACCCTAGCAAGTATATAGTCGAGGCTCCACGATTCAGTGCGACGTTTACGGCAGCGAAGCCGCTGTTGTTTCCGAAACGTATACGCCCTTTCTCGAATGGGCCAAGTCCTCCAATCCCTTCTATCTGTGTAGAGTATTCGTTGTCCCTTGCGGCACATAGTCTCTCTCCAATATACCATGCTAGTTTAGGGCCGTGATAATTCCACCATCTGTTATCACCACTATAAAGAATGTCTGCATGAGGAGCCACCATTATAGCATCATTCACTGCGATTGTCAAGTCCACCTTACCGATAGTATAGTTTACTTGTTCTTGAGTTAGACTAGGCCCTGTTGCTATTACTACTGCTTTCATATCATATCAAACAGATAAGGTTCTGGCTCCTCGTGTGTACCATCTTCGAGATCATCAATCTGATTAAACACAGACTGTATAGATTCTCCTTCTAAGTATTCTTCTCCAAGTTGGGCGATGAAAATACCACCTGCTTCAAACACGTTCCAATCTCGGTACTTCATAATTGAATTCCTTAAAATCCTCTAGATAAAAATCAACAAGCTGGTCGTAGATATCAGGACTCATGTCCTTGATAGTCTTCTTCCAACCACCGTAACGCTGGCTCACATTATACCTTGGAATCCACGGATCGTCAACCCCTAAAGATTCCATAACACTATGGAGATCCTGCTCGAATCTTTCATAGCGTAAGATATGCTTAGCTTTATCAATCATGTTAAAAGGATTAGTCATCGGTACAGTATGGTGTGATATACCATGTGTTACTTCTACGTCCTTGTTAGTTATAGCAGCTATAGCAAACTGATCAAGAGACATACCCATAGCTTTAGGCCTAGTGATCTGATCAGTTCCTTCAGTAAACATATAGAAGGCACTAACGAACCTGTCAATAGGATGCCGTACAAAGGCGAATGAGAACATATCATCCCACTCTTCTTTCCAGATACCTATGTAAGGCCCGTCATACCTCTTACCCCATACTCCCTTACGTACTGTCGTACCCCCTGTTTTGGGCAAGTGGATAAACACTGCTTCAGGATCTTCTAATACAAATACACTCATTAAAATTCCTCGTAGTTAAATGTTTCAAAGTCTTCGGCATAGTAATCTAGTACCTTAGCTTGCAAGGCTGGAGGTAGATCAGCCCAGACTTCTAACCTAGACTTATCTTTCTCAGATACGTTTACTTGAGGGAAGTGAGAATCTAAACGCAACCCTACATCTTTAGCAACTAATTGCATATCGTGTTCAAACTTCTCTTGTTTCCCTACAAAGTCTGCATACTGAATCAGGTTATAAGGATCAGTCATAGGTAATGTATGGGATGTTACTGACCACTGTTGATCCCTATCGTCCTCATCAAACATCTTGTTAACAAACCCTTCAAAGCTTATACCTTCAAGAGGCGCTACTCTTCTTGACACAACCTTACCTGATTCAATATGCTTTGTTCCTTTAGAGAACATATTGTAAGCTGAGATCAGTCTAGCCTGAGGATGCCTAACAAATGCAAAGGTATAGATGTTAACCCAATCATCGGGCATAACACCCTTAGACACTGGGGCTTTAATATCCCCACCCCAAAGAGCACGTACTGTTCTACCAGCAGTCTTAGGAATGTGAATAAACACAGCCTCAGGTTGTTTTAAAAGTATTGCTGTCATTATTTATCCTTAATGATTGTAACAGGATAACCAAGTCTTTCTCCAATCTCTTCTTCTGTTAACTTAACAGGGTCAGGGTTTTCAAGATCAGAGATCTCTGCGTCTAGCATGTCAAGCTTAAGTGCTAACTGCTCTCTTTGTTCTTTAAGTTTTTCAAGTTTCTTTTTCATTTACTTTCTCCTTTTAAATAAGATCTTACTTTTTCTATACACTCTAGCGTGTCAATGAGTTTCGGCCCAAGTATTACCAATTGAAGCGTCACCTTTCATAGGACAACGCAACCTATAGTACTCACCAGCCTTGCGTACTGAGTCGGCTGCTAGTTCAGCAAACCTTTCAGCATGTTTAGCTAGTACCTCTGTCTGGATCTCATCGTGTACGTTCATCACAAAATGAAAGTCCAGTCCTTCTCGCTCTGCATCCTCCTTAAGGATAACCAAAGCACGTTTCATTAACACAGCACCACCACCTTGTAACAGAACATTAAAGGCTGCGGGTATCTTACGTACATGAAGTACGCTACCATCGTAGCACTTAATGAACCCTCTAGATGCGGAGGTCTGTACCCTATGGATCAAGTCACCAAGGTCAGGTAGCTTATTGAACAGGTCGAACTTCAGCTTAGCTCCGTCCTGTTTGTTACCACCTACTATCTGACCTAGCTTACCATCACCTGCTCCGTAGATAACGGCGTAGAACATTGTCTTCGCTTGGTCACGGTTACTTAAACCTGCTGCTCTCATGTTAACGCTATGAGCATCAGTACCTAAGTCCTTATCACCATTAACAACAGCCTCGGTGTACTCTGGATTGTCCATGTAGTGAGCCATCATACGTAGCTCAAGACTATCAGCATCCATACCTACTAGCTTGTAGCCTTCAGGTACTGTGAACAAAGCCCTACACTCTTTACCATACAGCTTACGACTACTAGGAACCTGAGCTAGGTTAGGTTCAGAGTGAGTCATACGTCTAGTCACTGCACCAATAGTATTAACGTAGCCATGCTGCCTATCATCATCACCTACTGAATCTAACCAGCGAGTAAGGAACCCTTGAATCTTTTGAAGGGTCAGGTACTTATGTATTAGTGTTACCTCTGGTATACCCTCGACAGTTTCAAGGATCTTCTCATTAATCATTGGCTGACCAGTAGCTGTAAACTCAGTAGGTTTCCAACCATAATCTTCTTGAAGCCAACGACCAATGTGTTGTCTTGATCCAAGGTTGAACTCTATTGTATCATATCTATTGAACGGTGTCAAGTCTCCAGAATTAACAACTGCTGCATACTCTTCATCACGCAGGCCTTGCTTAGATATAGTACCATCTTTCTTAAGCTTAGGTGTTACTTCTTTAACAAAGAACTCCTTAGGCTTAAAGGTCTTACGTACTTCATCTTCTATGTCACCAAGCTCATCAGATACTTTAGCCAGTAAAAGCTCAGCACCTTGGACATCAAAGTAACAACCATAGTGTTCTTGTTCATTGATGATACGAGCTACTTGTTGTTCTAAATCAATAGACTCATCAGAGAAATACTTCTTAGAAGTCAATAGCTTATTGTAGACCTTAAGGTTTAACTTAACATCTACAGTACAACGATGCTGCATCTCAGGGCTATAGAAGCCCCACTCTTCATGCTCTACTTTAGGATAACCAAACCTATTACCCCACGCAGCTAGACCATGACCACCTTCTCTGTCAGGGTTAAACATCCGTGACCAGATCAGGGTGTCAATAATATTCTTATGGTATAGATCTACGTTGTATAGTTTATCTAGCCAGTACAGGTCATAAGAGATAATGTTATGACCAATCAGTGTGTCAGCATCTTCCAGTAAAGCAATAGCATTGTCAATCTCATCAGGCCCATACTCATAGACCTGCTTAGTATCTATGTCGATAGCAGACACGCACCAGATCCTAGTAGGATACAGTCCGTCTGCTTCTATATCAAATAAAAGGCGCATATAAATCCACCACTTTTGTTCCGTGACCACCAGCATACCGGACATGCGTCACGTTGTCAAGCCGATCAGCCATCCAATCACTTTGAATAGAGTCGATAACTTTATCGTTGTTACCATGAAAGATCATAACATCAACCCCAGCATCATCAAGCTTACCTACATTAGTTACTGGACTAACTCTTTGCCTATATCCGTAATCTTGGTTAGGGATCAAGAGATTAAATCTCCGCACTACCTCAGAACTAATACCAACCGTATCGGTGAAGTCGTAATAGCCATACATCAATACCAACTTATCAGGTGTACGATGTTGCTCATAAGTGCTATAATGTATAGCAGTCATAGCAGCATATGTAGCACCTGCACTTGTGCCTAGTAGTGTAACTTCTTTGTAGTCCTTGAACTTATTAATCTCTTTCTGAATGTACCAAAGCACACCGGGAAAAGGTGTATAAGGTTTCTCAGGATCATCAGACACTAAAGGATACGTAGGTGCATAGACTTCGTACCCTTTGTCGTTAAAGGATTCTATACCCTCGAAGTTACGGTTATATGGTGTCCCTTTTGTCCACCCTCCACCGTGAAGACAGATAATAACCTTACCTTTATGATGTCTGCTCATTCAATCAAACCCTTGATGATGTCCTCGCATTGACCTGCAATTATACGATGCTCTTTCTGAGTTGTCAAGTCCTGCCGTACCTCACAGAAATGAAACCAACTACGCAATGTACCATTCATATACAACCTAGAGTTAGTCAGTCCTTCAGGTAACAGCCCCCGTGCTTGCTCTTTGGCAATACCAAGCTTAATAGCTTTAAGGTATTCGGCTAAGGCTACGTCCTTTACTCTAGACTGTATACTAACCCAAACCCTACGTAGTTCTTCATTGTCTGTCTCAAGACTAGACTGTCTATTGGTTTCATCCTGAAGCCTGCATTCCATTAAAGTAAATCCAAGTTCTTTAGTAGGATCAGCATACCTCTGGCTGAACTCTTGGAACGTGAACGACCTGTGTCGAATGATCTGCCTACTAATAGCTCGTGTGGTATTGATTTCAATACATACGTTTGCCATTTCAAAAGGCGACCAGTGCTTGTTACGCTGGAGGTAGTTCCATAGTTTATCAATGTTATCCCCCGCTTCCTGTGATGCTGGGTTACTTACTCTAGCACAGTAGATCACCAACTCCTTTAAAGTTAGGTCATCTACCCCGCTTGAATAACTAATTAACTTTACATTACTCATTTAGAACTCCTCGTTAGTAAACTCATCATCAGGATCAACCTCAATAAGTCTACCAGTTTCTGTATCGTACCTCAAGGCACAGGCTATACCAGTATCACCAATTGGTCTATTCTTTAGCACCCTAAGGTTCATGATATTAGATGTACCATCCTCTGCTTGCTGGTTACGCTCTGCTGCAATAGTAATATCAGAGATCTGAGATATACTCTGACTACCTCTAAGGTGTGACAAGGATACTTCAAGCCCTTGTTCATGACCTCTATCAGACTGAGTACGTCTAAGGTGACTGACAAGGATCATACCTACACCAGTTTCTTCTACTATACTACGTAGCCTGAGCATAACTTCATCAATAATCTCACGCTCGTTAGGCCCATTAGCCATACTGATAAGCATCTGAAGGTGATCAAGGATGATCCACTCACAGTCACAACCAAGGATAAGATACCTTAGCTTAGCCATGATGTCATCAAAGTCCTGTATACCTAGATGACTATGAACATACACTCTGTCCTTGTTGTTACCTAAGAATAGCTTACCGAAGTGCTGCTTGAACTTAACAGGATCATAGTCATCCCTGATCTGCTTGATGTGCAGCCTAGCTTCTGCCTCGATAGAAACAATACCGTCGATAGTACGCCGCCAATCTTCTTCAAGGGCGATGATACCTACGTTGTCATCTGTCTGAGTAATGAAGTGATGCTCAAGCTCACGAGTAATACTAGACTTACCAATACCAGTACCACCTGTCCAGACTACTAACTCTTTCTTACGTACTCCATAAGTCTTAGTGTTAAGCCCTTCCCAAGGATAAGGTAAACCTTCTTCGTCTGGTCTGTTAAAGTAATCAGCCTCTAAGTCTGATACATTCTTAATGCCTGAAGGTATATAAACTTCAGCGTTCCAGAAAGCCTGAACAAAAGCAGCAGCCTTATTAGCCCGAAGCATATCACAAGCATCCTTGAAACCATCAGGGAGCTTCATGATCTTACACTTACCGGGAGTCAATAGCTTAGCTACGTCAGATACCTTAGCCTGACCAGCCTCGTCCATGTCAAAGCACAGTACGATATTGTCAAAGCCTTCTAGGTATTCTAGGGATTGTTTAACATCCTTAACACCCCCACCTGCTCCGTTCTTAAGGGACACAACAGGCCACTTGTTACCTGTCATCTGGTGTGCAGCCAAGGCATCAAGCTCACCCTCTACTACAGTGATGTACTTACCGCCTGCCTTGAATGCTGTCTGACCAAAGAGGCCAGCTTCTTTAATAGAACCTTCGATGAAGAAGGACTTGTTAGATACGTGTCGTACTTTAGTAGCCAGTACTTCACCGTCTTTAGTGATGTAAGGATAGTAATGCTTGCTTCCATCCTCTGATACTTTAACACCGTAAGTGCGGCATGTTTCCTCTGATATCTTTCTATCTGGGATAGCGGCAAACTTACGAGGTGTACTGCTAAAACTATTTACTGGTTCTTCCACTTCACCTCCTATGGATTTAGCATAGTTAAATGTATAGTCTTCGCAAGCGTGGCAATAAGCAGATCCGTTAGTGTTTACTGTAGTATTATCAGATCCATTACCACACCAGCAGGGTTGATGATCACGCTTCGTCCCCATCAAATGACTCCATAATAAGTCGAGTTACTTCGTCGTGTGCATGATTCATTAGCTCACCTAATGTCTCTGCTAGTTTCAGTTGGTTTAGTAGACCTCGTTGCTCTGGTGTCAGGCTCTCGAAGTCATACACTTTACCATTGATTGTAATGTCCATCTTTACTCCTTGTCCATTAATAATGTACATTCGTACAGATAAAGGTGCTAGTCTCTCCTAGCAGTCACACCACTTGTAGTACAGGTGTCGTACTTTTCTAAAGTATAGGGCCTTACAAAGGCACAGTGGGACATTTAGAACTCAGAGTCAGGGTCGAGGTTATCAAACTCGTCTGCATCGCCTCCGTATTCTACGAGATCAACAACTTGCACACCCATCAAGTCAAGACCTTTAAAGGAACCATACTGATTATCAGTAGACCATTCCTTGTACTGGACATTAACCTTAGAGCCATTACCTACAAGAACATCAATAGGTTCTTTAGCTGCGTTGATCACTTTAGGTGGCTTGTTAGGTTTACCGTTCCTTGACGTAACCTTACGCTGAATAACTACAGCTTCTTGTCCGTCGTTGGTTGGCTTAACCTTAAAGCCATTCTCCTTGAAATACTCAAGGTCTGAT